CCTATCTGGAGCAGATATACTACATCCTCCGGTATATGCTGCGGCAATTTCTAAAGAAGGAGGACAAGCGTGCCAAGTAGACCCAAGAGGCCATGCTCATACCCTGGCTGTCCAAAGCTGACTGATGATCAGTATTGTGAGGATCATGCGGCGGTTGCACGCAGACAGTACAACAGGTATGAACGAGCGCCGGATATCAACAAAAAGTATGGCCGTGCCTGGAAACGCATCCGTGACAGACACATCGGTCAGCATCCTCTGTGTGAGCAGTGTGAGAAGGAAGGAAAACTGATCCCTGCGGCAGAGGTGCATCACAAGATCCCGATTTCCAAAGGTGGCACCCATGCCAGAGAAAACCTTATGTCCCTGTGCCGATCCTGCCACAACAAGATCCACCATGAACTGGGTGACCGGTAGGGGGGTAAAAATCTCTGTGGCTTTTACATCGGGGCAGCGGCCCGGGGCTTCGTGTAAAAATTCGCAAAAGTTTTTAGGGGAATAGGCCCCGACAGGAAATGAGGTGACATGAATTGGGCAAAAGGGGTCCCAAGCCAGGCTCTGGAGGCAGGCCGAAAAAGCCGATTGCCGAGAAATTGGCGGAAGGCAACCTTGGAAAGAGACCGCTGACACTTATTGATTTTCGAGACAGCGCGGCAGATCTTGAAGGGCAGTCTATGCCCAAACCGCCTGAGTATCTTTCTGCTACTCAGAAGGATGGATCAACCCTGTGCGCAGCCGAAATCTATGAACGTGTGTGGAACTGGCTTTCTGAAAGAGGATGTGCGTCCCTGGTTTCCCCGATACTCATTGAGCGCTACGCAATGAGCATCGCCAGATGGATGCAGTGTGAGGTTATCAACAGTGAACTGGGATTTTTGGCAAAACACCCTACCACTGGTGCAGCCATCCAGTCTCCCTATGTAGCGATTGCAGATAAGTATCAGACCCAGGCCAACCGTCTGTGGTCAGAGATTTTCCAAATTGTCCGAGAAAACTGTACCGGCGAATACTCCGGCAGCGTACAGGATGATCCTATGGAACGACTATTACAATCCAGGAAAGGATAAAAGTTATGTTTGAAAAAGTGAATCCCTCCCATCCGGATAAGATTGCGGATCGTATTGCAGGTGCCATTGTGGACATCGCATACGAAACACAGATCGATCCAAAGGTGGCGGTGGAGGTTCTGACCGGCCATGGTATCTGCCATGCCATTGTGGAAACCTCTGCTTCGCTGAATGTAAAAAAGATCAAGAATGCTATCCACCGTATCGCAGGCAATATCAAGACTGATGTGGTCATTGTTCCCCAGGATTATCACCTTGCAAGGAACCAGGAAGATGCCTTCCGCTGCGGCGACAACGGTATCTTCAAAGGTGTTCCTGTGACCGAGGAGCAGAAGAATCTGTCTGCATTGGCCCGTGCTATTTATGAGAAGCATCCCTATGATGGCAAGTACATCATGGATGGCGACCGTGTCATTATCTGCCAGAGCCATGCAGATTCTGAAGATCTGAGCAACGATTTTCCCTATGCGGAGATCAACCCCCTGGGTGATTGGACTGGTGGTACCAATGTGGACACCGGCGCTACCAACCGGAAGCTAGGGAGCGATATGGCTGATTCCGTTACCGGCGGTGGTTTGCATGGCAAGGATCTGTCCAAAGCTGATGTCAGCGTAAATATCTACGCTTGGTTGGAAGCCCAGCGACTGGGCAAGCCTGTGGAACTATGCTGTGCCATTGGCGATGAAGCCGTGAATGGTATTTCTTACGAGGAAATCGTAGAAACAGCGAGAGAGTTCATCCGAAACCTGGGTGGATTTGAAAAGTTCGCTGAGTGGGGACTTGTATGATCATTGAAAAGAAAAATGCGGCGGATCTGCTTCCTGCAGATTATAACCCCCGCAAGGATCTGCAACCCGGCGATCCGGAATATGAGAAACTGAAGCGCTCCTTGCAGCAGTTCGGTTATGTGGAGCCTGTGATCTGGAACAAAGCTACCGGTCGGGTGGTCGGTGGTCATCAGCGACTGAAGGTGCTACAGGATATTGGTATTACCGAAGTGGACTGCGTTGTGGTGGATATACCGGAGGATCAGGAAAAGGCTTTGAACATTGCCCTGAATAAGATCTCCGGCGACTGGGATAATGATAAGCTAGCTCTGCTGATTGAGGATCTGCAGGGTGCTGACTTCGACGTATCCATCACTGGCTTTGATCCGGCTGAAATCGATGACCTTTTCAAAGACAGCATCAAAGATGGTGTCAAAGAGGACACATTTGATGTGGATGCAGAATTGGAAAAGCCTACCACCACAAAGACAGGCGATATCTGGCAGCTTGGCCGGCATCGATTGATCTGCGGTGATAGTACCAAGACTGATACCTTCGATTTGCTCATGGCAGGGGTGAAGGCAAATCTGGTCATCACCGATCCACCTTACAACGTCAATTATGAAGGTTCTGCCGGTAAAATCAAAAATGATAATATGGGCAACGATGCCTTCTACAAATTCCTTCTAGATGCATTTACGCAGATGCACGCGGTAATGGCAGATGATGCGTCCATCTATGTGTTCCACGCAGACACTGAGGGGCTGAATTTCCGCAGGGCTTTCGCCGATGCAGGATTTTATTTGTCAGGGTGCTGTATCTGGAAGAAGCAGTCTCTGGTGCTGGGGCGTAGCCCCTATCAATGGCAGCATGAGCCATGCCTGTATGGTTGGAAGAAAAATGGCAAGCACCAATGGTATACCGGCAGAAAGGAAACCACCATCTGGGAATTCGATAAGCCGAAGAGGAACGGTGATCACCCAACCATGAAACCCATTCCACTTCTGGCATATCCCATCATGAATTCTTCCATGAGCAATAGCGTGGTCCTGGACCCCTTTGGTGGCTCTGGAAGTACACTTATAGCCTGTGAACAGACCGACCGTATTTGTTACACCGTGGAACTGGATGAAAAGTTCTGTGATGTTATCGTAAAGCGGTACATTGAGCAGGTTGGTGGTTCGGAAGATGTCACTGTGCAGCGGGATGGCCTGACCTATCATTACTCCGCGCTGGGGGCACAAGAGGAGTAATTATCAACGGACTGGCATTGTGTACTACACACAATATTGCCTTTGATCTTTCTATATTTCCTGTGCCAGAAACAACTTGCTATCTCTGTCATTCAGAGCGAATATGTGTACTACCAAAAAACAAGGAGGTTTTACACATGATCATCAATTACAATGTCAGCGGCAGCGACCGCAAACGCCTGGTGGCGGCGATCGTCGAACACACTGGTGAGAAAGCAAAATACCTGGGCGCACCAGGATTTGCTTACAAGGTGGGAGGCATCTATATCAGCGTGGACGGTCAGGTTACCATTGAGGAAGTCCGGGAGGCTGCAGCTCTCGTCAGATTCCTTCGGGAGAAGGACTTCCTGGCGGAAGATCCTCTGGCAGAGGCCATGGAAGAGGAAACTACCGAGGAATCCTCGGATGTTGAAATTTCCGGAATCTGCATTTCCATGCCCCGGTCACTGTTCACTGACAGCCATCTTGCGAACCTGCGCAACATCGTGGAGTCCAAAGGCAATCTGATTCGCAAGGCTCTGGGAGCTGCGGATATTCCCTTTGAAATCACTGATGAGAAGGTCAGCTTCCCCTGGTTCCCGGAAAATTGTACCCCTGACGAAATGAAGGCTTATGAAACTTTCATTTGTAGGCTGTGTGACATGGCCCGGAATCAGAAGCGAATCAGTGCAAAGGAGAAAGCTGTGGACAATGAGAAGTATACATTCCGCTGCTTCCTCCTGCGGCTCGGCTTTATCGGTGACGAGTATAAGACCGCACGGAAGATCCTGCTCCGGAATCTTTCCGGTAGCACGGCATTCAAGGCCGGTCCCCGAAAGGAGGCGCAGGAATGCGAGTAATTTCTAAAGCGGTTCTTCAAATCCTCCGGGAACGGTACCCAAAGGGAACAAGAGTAGAGCTGGTCAGCATGAATGATCCGTTCAACACCAAGCTGATTCCTGGTTGTCAGGGAACGGTTGTTTCCGTCGATTCCATCGGTACGATCCATGTTGCCTGGGACTGTGGTTCCAGTTTGGGTGTGGTTTATGGTGAAGATCACTGCCGAAAGGTGGTGGAGTGATGTACCGACATCTGATTTCTCAGCTTTACGGTGGGAATATTGATCCCTGTGGTCGCGTCATTGATAAGGAATCGAAACGTTATTTGCAGGATCGTACCATTGCCGAGTTGGCTGCTGCTTTCCGGGAAACCCTGAACCCGGAGCAGAAGGCCATGTTCGAGGAATATATCGCAGAACACAATTATCTGGATGCGCTAATCGAGGAGGATGGCTTCATTGAAGGATTCCGCCTGGGAGGACAAATGGTAATGGCGATGCTGTTTGGCAAGGATGATGTACCGGAGGAAGAAGCGCCATGTGGAAAGAAGGAGCCATAAAGATCAATTCCAGTTGGATTCGGTATGAAGTTAAGGTCTATGGCAGTCCCTCTCAATTCGGTATTGATGGAGGTCGCATCAGCAAACTTATATTGAAACGTAAAGGTGAGATTGTTTGCAATTACGACAGAGAATGGATAATAAGGCCGGTTGATCTGGATGTGGAAATGGCTTTGCAGATCCTCATCTTCAGCGAGAACCACTGATTATGGATAAGTAGTTCTGGGACGGAGCCGAAAGGCTCTGTTCCTCGTTCCCGGCAGACACGCTGATTATTGAAGTCACACTGATTCGGTGTGGCTTTTTCTTTTGCCGTGGAGGTGATCGTATATTCGGAAGCTAAAGAAGTATAAGCCTACCGGATTTCTGGCGAAAGGCTCGTACTACGATAAAAATGCCGCTGACTATGCGGTCAATTTCATAGAATGTCTGTGTCATACCAAAGGCACCTGGGCAAGAAAACCCTTTGAACTCATCGACTGGCAGGAGCAGATCATCCGGGATGTGTTCGGCACACTGAAGCCAGACGGCTACCGTCAGTTCAACACTGCATACATTGAGATCCCGAAAAAGCAGGGTAAGTCGGAACTGGCTGCCGCCGTTGCGTTACTCCTTACCTGCGGTGACGGCGAAGAACGTGCTGAAGTGTATGGCTGTGCTGCGGATCGTCAGCAGGCCTCCATCGTATTCAATGTTGCCGCCGACATGGTTCGTATGTGTCCTGCCCTGGCAAAACGGGTGAAGATACTGGATTCCCAGAAGCGGCTGATCTACCAGCCAACGGGCAGTATCTACCAGGTGCTTTCTGCCGATGTCGGCAACAAGCACGGTTTCAACACTCACGGCGTTGTATTCGACGAGTTACACACCCAGCCCAACCGGAAGCTGTTTGATGTCATGACCAAGGGTTCTGGCGATGCACGTATGCAGCCGCTGTATTTCCTTATCACCACTGCCGGAAATGACACCAAATCCATCTGCTACGAGATTCACCAGAAGGCAAAGGACATTATTGAGGGTCGTAAAATCGACCACACATTCTACCCGGTTATCTACGGTGCCGATGAGACAGATGACTGGACGGACCCCAAAACCTGGAAGAAGGCAAATCCCTCTCTGGGTATAACTGTGGGTATCGACAAAGTCAGAGATGCCTGTGAGTCGGCAAAGCAAAACCCCGGCGAAGAGAATGCTTTCCGGCAACTCCGTCTGAACCAGTGGGTCAAACAGGCGATCCGATGGATGCCCATGCATTTATGGGACAAATGCGAATTTGCAGTGAATGAGGACGATCTGGAAGGCCGTGTCTGCTACGGCGGTCTTGACCTTTCCTCTACCACGGACATCACAGCCCTGGTTCTGGTGTTCCCACCCACCGATGAGGACGATAAATATATGATCCTGCCATACTTCTGGATTCCGGAGGATAACCTGGATCTGCGAGTCCGGCGAGATCATGTTCCATACGATATGTGGGAGCGGCAGGGATTCCTCCAGACCACCGAGGGTAACGTTGTCCACTACGGCTACATCGAGAAATTCATCGAGCGGCTGGGTGAACGATTTAATATCCGAGAGATCGCCTTTGACCGATGGGGCGCTGTTCAGATGGTGCAGAATCTGGAAGGCATGGGATTTACCGTAGTGCCTTTCGGACAGGGCTTCAAGGATATGTCCCCACCCACCAAAGAACTGATGAAGCTGGTGCTTGAGGAGCGGATCGCCCACGGTGGTCACCCGGTTCTCCGATGGATGATGGACAATATCTTCATCCGATCCGACCCGGCCGGCAACATTAAGCCGGATAAAGAAAAATCCACAGAGAAAATCGACGGTGCAGTTGCCACAATCATGGCCCTGGACAGAGCGATCCGCTGCGGTAACGATAATGGTGCTTCGGTCTATGACAGTAGAGGAATTATGTTTATTTAGCCCATAAATCAATGTTTCCGTTGCAATATTATGCTGTCTAGAATATAATCGATATATCGATTATAAGGAAGTGAGAATCTGTGGCACAAAAATTTGACTGGGCACTCACACCAAGTAATGTTGCAAATATTGGCGCTATTGATGATTTTTACGATTTATATGTCTCCATACAAGAATTGTATGAATCTCAACGTAGTGCGTTTATGCAGGAATATGAAGGACGCCGACTACTATGGCCTGATGTGTGGGATGATTTATGTAAGATGAAGGTTCGCCAAATGTGTGAACCTATTATGAATAAATACCTCTGTGTGTTTGCTGACGAGTATACGAAAATATTTGCAAATAAATACGGTTTTGACCAGTTCTCTTTTTTGCGTACAAAGGTAATCGATAAACCCAATCAACCGGGAGCAATTCAGGTCAGGATAATATCATTTGCAGATTTCTTGATTGAAATCCAATATGCGATCACTCGTATTATCCACAGATGGAAAATAAATTCGCAACCAAAGTATGAGTTTAAGAGAGTTTGTCATGAGATAAATGATCATGTTCTATCGTATATCCATGAACATACGGTTGTTAATATCCTTACTGAAGAGGATTCAACTGCGATTACTAATGCGATCCTGTATATATATGAAAACTTATCTGGGATATCTTGCTACCTGAAAGCGCATCCCATTGTTGCAGAAAAATTTGTTGCTGATTTTGCTTCTGGCTCAGGGAAATTGGTTTTGCCGGTTCATTATTGTACAAAATGCAGAAAGTATTTCATTGGCAAAACTACATTGGCACTGTTTGAAAAAAACTACGGCAAACTGCTAATTAAGAGACGTGCGTTAAGCATTGAAAATGATGATTTTTCCGGATTTAATGAAGAGTCTCGTTTATTCCAACTTGGCTACAATGTTTCCGATGGTCGCTCTGATGATGAAAGACAGAACCTATTGGTAATGCTTCTTGAAAAGAAATATATTACCTATTTGGATATGACAAGATGCATTGAACTCAATATAAAGCTTCACCATAATAAGCCTGTGGCAGTTGAAAAATGGAAAAGAGACTTGAAATATATTGGAGACTATATCGTAAGAACTAAATCTTGATGGGTAAAACATAAAGCGTTCATCTACGGATGAGCGCTTTTCTTATGCCTAATTTTGAAGGAGTGATTCATTTGGGCCTTTTCAAAGGTGTTTTTAGATCCAGAGACAAGCCTCAGAACAAGACTGCCGGTAGCAGCTACACTTTCTATATGGGTGGTACTACTTCCGGAAAAACTGTCACAGAACGGTCTGCTATGCAGATGACTGCCGTCTATTCCTGCGTCCGTATCCTGGCAGAGGCGGTGGCAGGTTTACCTCTGCATCTGTACCGATACACAGAATCCGGTGGCAAAGAGAAAGCCATTGACCACCCTTTGTACCGGCTTCTCCATGACGAACCTAACCCGGAAATGAGTTCCTTCGTCTTCCGGGAGACCCTCATGACCCATCTACTCCTTTGGGGCAACGCCTATGCACAGGTCATTCGCAACGGAAAAAACGAAGTGGTCGCGCTGTATCCGCTGATGCCCAATAAGATGACTGTGGATCGTGACAACAGCGGTCAGCTTTATTACAGCTATTACCGTGGCACCGACGAGGCGATCCGGGATAAGGAACATACCGTCATTCTAAAACCTACGGATGTACTGCACATCCCCGGTCTTGGCTTTGACGGTCTGGTTGGCTACAGCCCCATTGCTATGGCCAAGAACGCCATCGGTATGGCCATCGCCTGTGAAGAGTTCGGAGCCAGATTCTTTGCCAATGGCGCAGCCCCTTCCGGTGTATTGGAACACCCCGGTACCATCAAGGACCCCGGTCGTCTGCGTGAAACCTGGCAGAGTCAGTTCGGTGGTGCTTCCAATTCCGGCAAGGTCGCCATTCTGGAAGAGGGCATGAAATACACGCCCATTTCCATTTCTCCGGAACAGGCTCAGTTCCTGGAGACCCGAAAATTCCAGATCAATGAAATTGCTCGAATTTTCCGTGTTCCCCCTCACATGGTGGGTGACCTGGAAAAGTCGAGCTTTTCAAATATTGAGCAGCAGTCCATGGAATTTGTGAAATACACGCTCGACCCCTGGGTCATCCGATGGGAACAGTCCTTGCAGAGAGCATTGCTGAACTTTTCGGAAAAAGAGAAGTATTTCTTCAAATTCAATCTGGAGGGTCTGCTTCGCGGCGACTACCAGAGCCGCATGAACGGTTACGCCATCGGTCGTCAAAACGGCTGGATGTCCGCAAATGACATCCGGGAACTGGAAAACCTGGACCGTATCCCGGCAGAAGAAGGCGGTGACCTTTACCTCATCAACGGCAATATGCTCCCCATGCGAGATGCCGGAGCATTCGCCAATACAACTGATCCTAACGGAAAGGAGAACGAACCCAATGAAGAAGTTTTGGAACTGGACGAACCAGGCAGCGACGGAGACGGCACCGGCGGAGCGGATCTTGCATCTGAACGGCACCATCGCCGAGGAAAGCTGGTTTGACGATGATGTGACACCCCAGCTGTTCAAGGACGAACTCATGTCCGGTAGCGGCGATGTCACCGTCTGGATCAACAGCCCCGGTGGTGACTGTGTAGCGGCTGCCCAAATCTACAATATGCTGGTGGACTACCCTGGTAGCGTCACGGTGCAGATCGACGGCATTGCGGCCTCTGCTGCTTCCGTTATCGCCATGGCGGGTACCAGGGTTTTGATGTCCCCGGTATCCATGATGATGATCCACAACCCCATGACCATCGCTTTCGGCGACTCCGGCGAAATGCAGAAAGCCATCGAAATGCTGGGCAGTGTGAAGGATTCCATCATCAACGCCTACGAGATCAAAACCGGACTTTCCCGCGCAAAGCTGTCCCATCTCATGGATGCTGAGACCTGGATGGATGCCAATAAGGCCATCGAACTGGGCTTCGCAGACGGCATTCTCAGCCGATCCGGTGAAACGGAAGCCATGGGTATTCCCAATGTTTCCATGCTGCATTCCAAAGCATCTGTGGTGAACTCCCTTATGGGTAAGATCGCCGCAAAATGCAAAATCGATCCCACTCCTGCGGTGCAGGAACCCCAGGGTCGCTCTGTGGATTCTCTCAGAGCAGATCTGAACACCATTAAGAACTACATCTAATTTTGGAGGATAACACTATGACTATTATCGAAATGCGTGATAAGCGAACCAAGCTGCTGGCTACCATGGACGGCTTCCTGGAGACCCACCGCAACAACAAGGGTGTGCTGTCTGCTGAAGATGATGCCACCTATGCCGGTATGGAGAAGGATCTGGCAGCCCTGACCAATGAGATCAAGCGTATGGAGCGCCGTGAGGCAATCGACGCTGATCTGTCTAAGCCCGTATCCACTCCCATCACCGGCAAGCCCATGACTGCCACCGTTCCCGCACAGACCAAGACCGGCCGTGCTGCCGACGAGTACAATTCCAGCTTCTGGAATGTCATGCGCTCCAAGGCTCCCATGCCCCAGGTGGTCAATGCCCTGCAGGTGGGTGACGATGCCGAAGGTGGCTATCTGGTCCCCGATGAGTACGAACGACATCTGGTAGAGGCTCTGGAGGAAGAGAACGTCTTCCGTCGACTGGCCCATACCATCAACACTGACAGCGGTGAGCGTAAGATCCCTGTGGTGGCTTCCAAGGGTACCGCCAACTGGATCGATGAGGAAGGTCCCTATGTAGAGAGCGATGATCAGTTCTCCCAGATCACCATCGGCGCTCACAAGCTGGGTACCACCATCAAGGTGTCTGAGGAACTGCTCCGTGACTCCGTCTTCGATCTGGAAGCCTACATCTCCCGTGAATTTGCCCGCCGTATCGGTGCCCGTGAGGAGGAGTCCTTCTTCCAGGGTGACGGTAATGGTAAGCCCCTGGGTATCCTAGCAGACGCCGGTGGTGCAGAGGTCGGTGTGACCGCAGCTTCCGCTACCGCAATCACTGCGGATGAACTGATGGATCTGTTCCATTCCCTGAAGGCTCCCTACCGCAGCAAGGCTGTGTGGGTCATGAATGACGCCACCATCAAGGCTGTCCGTAAGCTGAAGGACAACAACGGTCAGTATCTGTGGCAGAACTCTCTGACCGCAGACGCTCCCCACACTCTGCTGGGTCGTCCCGTGTACACCTCTGCCTATATGCCCACCATCGCTGCCGGTGCTAAGTCCATTGCTTTCGGTGACTTCAAGTATTACTGGATCGCCGACCGCCAGGGCCGCTCCTTCAAGCGTCTGAACGAACTGTACGCACAGACCGGTCAGGTCGGCTTTATGGGTTCTCAGCGTGTGGACGGTAAGCTGATCCTGCCCGAAGCAATCAAGGTCCTGCAGCAGAAGGCAGGCTAATAACCGGAGGTGGCAGCGATGATGGAAGAACTTCTGAAGAAAGTCAAACAGAATCTGATTCTGGATCATAACGATGACAACGATCTGCTAACGGGATACATTACCGCTGCCATCTCCTATGCGGAAAGCTACCAGCACATCCCGGCGGGTACTTACCAGGTCGATCCCATGCCGCCCACCACCGAGCAGGCGGTCATTATGCTGTCGACCCACTTCTATGAATCCAGAGACGGTAGTACCGGCGGCTTCTTCTCTGATAATGTCCAGGCCGGACAGCAGGTATGGCATACAGTCAATCTGCTGCTCCGGCTCGACCGGGATTGGAAGGTGTAGTGTATGTCTATCGGCATGATGAACACCTGGATTGACCTGCAGGTCAAGCGGATACTCATAGACGAGGAAGGCTTTTCCTCTGTGGAATTATCCACGGTGAATACCGTCCGGGCATACCGGGAGGGACGGCATGGCAGTGAGAAATGGTCTAACCGGGCATCTTTTACAGATGCAACAGACCTTTTTCGCTTCCGTGTCATGCCCCATACAGAGGTCACGACCGACATGACGATCCTTTGTGATGGGCATCTTTTTGAAATCAGCAGTGTTGAGAATGTGAAAGGCCGTGGAATGTATCTGGAAGTCCTGGCGAAAGAGGTGAAGCCCAGTGGCGAAATGTGATGTGAAGATGCCGGAGGATTTCTTGCTGAAGCTGTCCCGGCTGGGTTCCAATATGGACTCTGTTGCGGAAACGGTACTGGGAGCCGGTGGTGAGGTGGTTCTGGAAAAAGTCCAGGGTAACCTCTCCGCTGTAGTTGGTACCGGCACCAAGTATGACTCCCGCTCCACCGGTGAACTGGTCGGCTCTCTCGGTCTGTCTCCCGTTAAAGTGGACGCTTCCGGAAATCACGATATCAAGGTCGGTTTTGCCGAGCCTCGTTCCGACGGTGGCAGCAACGCCAAGATCGCCAACATACTGGAATACGGAAAACACGGGCAGGTTCCCAAACCTTTCCTAAAGCCTGCAAAGACCGCCTCCCGTAAGGAGTGCATTCAAGTCATGAAAGACACACTGGAAGCGGAGGTGCAAAAGTTATGAGCCTGCTTGCAGATCTGAATACCATTGCCGGAAATGTGGGGATCGCCGTGGAGACCGGTGTGTTTTCCGGTACTGCCCCAACAGAATATCTGGTGCTGACACCTATGTCGGACTCCTTTGATGTCCATGCAGACAACGATCCCGGTGTGGATGTCCAGGAAGTGCGTATCTCCCTTTTCACAAAGGGTAGCTACACCAGATGGAAGAATACCCTCGTCCGGGCGATCCTAGCTGCGGACATGACCATAACAGAGCGCCGGTATATCGGTCATGACGATGAATCCGGCTATCACAATTACGCCATTGATGTGGCGCATTACTATGAAATGGAGGAATGACCATGGCAACAATTGGTCTAGATAAGCTGTACTACGCTAAGATCAATGAGGCGGAGAACGGCGAAGAAACCTATGATAAGCCTGTGCAGCTGGCAAAAGCCATGTCTGCTGACCTTTCCGTGGAACTGGCAGAGGCAACTCTGTATGCAGATGACGGTGCCGCGGAGATCGTCAAAGAGTTTAAGAGCGGCAAGCTGACGCTGGGCGTGGATGACATCGGCTCCACGGTAGCATCTGACCTCAGTGGTGCTACCATCGACGCCAACGGCGTTATCGTATCCGCAAGTGAGGACGGCGGCACTCCTGTTGCTGTCGGTTTCCGGGCGAAGAAGTCCAACGGCAAGTACCGTTATTTCTGGCTGTACCGTGTGAAGTTCGGTATCCCCGCGGCGAACATGGCTACCAAGGGTGACAGCATTACCTTCTCCACTCCCACCATTGAAGGTACCATCCTGCGCCGTAACAAGCCCGATACCCGGGGCAAGCATCCCTGGAAGGCAGAGGTCACGGAGGGCGATACTTCCGTCACCGAGGAAACCATCGTCAACTGGTATAACGAGGTTTACGAACCCGCTTATACCGCCTGATAAGGAGGAACTATGGATACTGAACGCACTGCAATCATCACCATTGGCGGTGAGGAATATTCCCTGGTTCTGACTACCAGAGCCACTAAGCAGATTGCCGGTCGCTACGGTGGCCTGGAAAACCTGGGCGATAAGCTGATGAAGTCCGAGAACTTTGAACTGGCCATCGGTGAGATCGTCTGGCTCATCACCCTTCTGGCGAACCAGTCCATTCTCATCCACAACCTCCGAAACCGGGACAACAAGCGTGAGCTGCTGACCGAGGAGGATGTGGAACTGCTGACCTCTCCCGTGGATCTGGCTTCCTACAAGGATGCCATCACCGAAGCCCTGTACAAGGGCACCAAGCGCAACATCATCAGTGAGGACGATCCAAAAAACGCGGCAGTCGGGTAAGTGACGAAGAGTTATTTACCCGACTTCTTTATTACGGCATCAGCCAGCTACGCCTCTCCTGGGAGGAAGTCTGGCTGATGCCGTTTGGTTTACTCCTGGATCTTTGGGAGTGCCATAAACAGTACAACGGCATTACCAAACCCAAACGGGAGGTTTTCATTGACGAGATCATCCCGGATGGCATCTGAGGAAGGAGGTGCGTAGTCCGTGGCTGATACCTTTGGCCTGAAAATCGGCCTTGAAGGTGAGAAAGAATTTAAGAAGGCACTGAGTGATATAAACCAGTCCTTCAAAGTTCTCGGCTCCGAAATGAAGCTGGTACAATCCCAGTTCAGTAAAAATGATAATTCTGCGGAGGCTCTGGCAGCAAGGACGAAAACCCTCACTTCTCAGATCGATGCTCAGAAGCAGAAAATTGAAATGCTCCAGAAGGCTCTGCAAAATGCTTCTGAGTCCTTTGGTGAGAACGACCGCCGGACGCAGAACTGGCAGATCCAACTGAATAATGCCAAAGCCGCCCTGAATGACATGGAGCGTGAACTGGACGATTGTTCTAGGGAAGCGGATGACATGGGCGAGGAACTGGAAGACGCCGCCGAGGCTGCTGAAGATTCTGAGAAGAAGTTCAGTGGCCTCGGTTCTGTTTTGAAAAGTGTCGGCGCTGCCATGGGTACTGTGGCTGTTGCCGCCGGTGCCGCTACGATCAAGCTGGCAACCGGAGTCATTGAGCAGTTCGGTGAACTGGAGCAGAACATGGGCGGTGCTGTCGCTGTTTACGGCGATTACGCCAATGAACTGATGTCCATCTCCGAGGAAGCCTACCGCACCATGGGTACTTCCCAGAGTGAGTATCTGGCCACTGCCAATAAGATGGGTGCTTTGTTCCAGGGCAGCGGCTTAACCCAGCAGCAGTCCCTTGAGATGACCACCCAGGCCATGCAGAGAGCAGCTGATATGGCATCCGTCATGGGTATTGAAACGGAAGCCGCTCTGGAAGCGGTGACCGGTGCCGCCAAAGGCAACTACTCGATGATGGACAATTTGGGTGTTGCCATGAACAATACCACATTGGAAGCCTATGCCATGGCTAACGGCTACGACAAAGCCTGGGCATCCATGTCTAATGCGGAAAAGGCCGAAGTCTCCATGGCTTACTTCCTGGAAAAGACCCAGC